ATGCAAAAAGAAGAGATAATCATTTCAGCAACACACAAAAATCAGTTGGCAGCGGAGTTTAACTGCTCTAAACAGGCGGTGTGGTTGAGTTTAAAATATGTGTTCAACTCACCACAAGCAAAGGCAATGAGAGCCAGAGCCAAAGAACTTTTACTGGCAGAGGCCGAAAAAATAGAAATAGAAACCCAAAAACAATAATCAAAAATAAAAATTATGAAACGAATTGTTTACTTATCTCAAGCCTTATCTGATAGTCAGGTAACTCAAACTTTATTAGACGCCCAATTGCTTGGTAAAGTTGAAGTAAAGACTCACCGCGCTGTTTTCCCACAGAAATTAGCACAATTGCCCTTGCTGTCCAACTTTCAGATGCGTACTGGGTCTTGGACGATTGACCGGATGGAGGATAATACTCTACAGTGCAGGGAGAAGGGTCGAAAGCTCCCTTTAACGCCGAAAGGTAAGATAGACAAGGCTGGACTTGAGCTTGAATTTCTTCTCGGCTTATGGGAACTAACGGATAAAAATCCACCGCTATAATATAAGCTGCTAACATACACTACAATTTAAAGATTAGACCCAATAAATGTAGTGATTTTTCCCGAAAGGCATACAGAGCGGTTCGAGTCCGCTCCGGGAGCAACAATTCGAGAGCATGGCTCAGATAGGCGGACAAACAATGTCCTAAACAAAAAATCGTGACAGCCCGGAAAGACGGGCTTTTTAAAAAATCAAAATCAACTATGGTTGTACTATTCCAAAATACCCTTTGCCTCGAAGCTTCGGCTCTATATGACAACTTTGATATTTTTACACGAGAGAATTATCACAAGATGTGTCACCGTGGCAAACTCCAAAAACTACGCACCGGTGGCAATGGGCGCACGGCACTTATCAGCTGGCAGTCGATACCGGAGCGGTTCAAAAAGCAAATCATTGACAAGCTGGGTGCAGACCCTATTGACCTGATCAAACAAGACCGGCTGGAAGAGCAAATGAAGTATGATCCGGCAGCGGCTCGGTTCTTTAGCGAGTTTAAACTTCCTGATGGTAGAAACCTACCGGCAGATGTTCAGATACAATACACCAACGATGCGCAGCTGCTGTCCACTATCGGCCAGATAGTTCACAGGAGCCAACGTCAAAAAAAAGCACTGGGAGGCACAAGTGCCGGCATTTGGAAAAACATCGCCAAACAGGTCAACAGCATAGACCAGAGAAGCTGCCCACATACCCTGCCAACAAACCACCGCCGCATTCAGGCAAAATATAAATTATTTATCGAGGAGAGTTACGGCTCTCTGGTCTCCAAAAAATTCTGCAACATTAACTCACGTAAAGTGACCGACCAAATAAAACTACTCCTACTTTCACTTTACTGCTTACCCAACAAACCTTACAACAAAAACGTACACGATTTATATATGCAGTTTCTGGGCGGTGCCATTGAGGTGGTGGACGTCAAGACCGGCGAGATTTTCGACCGTAAAGATTTTATGAAAGATGGAGAGCCCATTGTGATTACAGAGGCCACTGTGTGGAACTACATCAACGACCCTAAAAACCGCATTTTGGTAGATAAGTACAGGAGTGGAAAACTGGAATTTTCATCAACACACCGCCCACATCACCACCGCGACATGCCACAATTTTCACTTTCTAAAATATCAATGGATGACCGCGACCTGCCCCGCAAAATGCACGATGGTAAACGTGTTAAAACATATTACAGCTATGACATTGCTTCCGGCTGTATTCTTGGGGCTGCCTACAGCAAGAAAAAAGACACTGATCTATTTATCGACTGTATGCGTGATATGTTCAGATTCCTTTATTTGAACAATATAGGTATCCCTATGGAGGTAGAGGTTGAAAACCACCTTGTATCCCAGTTTGAACACACCTTAATGAAAGCCGGTACCGTATTCCCATTTGTGCGTTGGGCCAATCCCGGAAACGCTCAAGAAAAGTGGGCAGAAACCGGACACAGAGTTAAAAAGTATGGCTATGAAAAAAAATATCAAGACGGTATAGGTCGATTTTTCTCAAAGCTTGAGGCCAACAGAACCAACCAAGAGAAAATATTTGACGAGGAAAACAACCGCTGGAAAGAAACTACATACGACTATGATCAACTGGTTGCTGAGGACAGAGCCCTGATTGAAATGTACAACAACGACCCGCACCCCAACCAAGATAAATACCCCAAAATGACCCGCCTCCAGGTGATGCTGGAAAACCTTAATCCAAACATGGCAGCCTATCAAGAATATCTATTATCACGCTATATAGGCGTTGCGGTTAACACTACTATACGCCGCTCACAATATGTGCAGGTGAGCTACACTAAATACCAGCTTCCGGATGTGGATATCATGAGCCGACTTAAACCAAACAACCGCTCGGTAACGGCATATTACATCCCCACCAAGGACAGTAAGCCCGAAACCATATACCTCTACCAGGGCGATGAGTTTATTTGCGCTTGCAGCGAAATTGTAAAATACAACACCGCCCGTGCCGAGTGGACTGATAAGGACCAAGAAGCCTATACCGAACAGGCTAAATATGTAGCCTCTTTTGACAAAACCGTCAAATCTGAAAAAATACACAAAGTCACCGTCATCCAAAACACCGCATCATTAGACCCGGTGAATGAAGTTGAAATTGTACACGCTCAAGAATCCCCTGAGGATGACTTTGACTTTGATTTTGAAACCGAAAAATCGATTAAACGAAACGCTGTTGACAGCCTATAAGCCTATGAAACCAGAATTTAAAGCCCGAATTATTGACAAGATTAAAGACGAGGCCAACCGTTATGATACCAACTCAAAACTGGCTGTGGTTCTTGACATCAACCCTGCACAGCTCAGCAGGTTGCTCCACAACGACACCGAGCGTGTAGTGAGTGATGCCAAACTGATGCAAATTGCCCGCCAATTAAACGTGCCGGAAAACAAATACCACTCTTGGAACACAGTTAAGACCGAAGCTTTTGATTATATCTATGCCCAGCTCAAAGCCTGCCAGGAGCATTCCATCTCAGGCATCTTTTGTGACATTGCAGACATAGGCAAAAGCCACACCGCAAAGGTGTACTGTAAAGAAAACCGCAATGCTGTTTATATAGATTGCTCACAAGTTAAGAACCGCACTAAGCTTATTAAAAAAATAGCCAAAGAGTTTGGCATTGACCACGAGGGCAGCTACCGGGTGATCTATGAAGACTTGACCCAGTATATCCGCTCAATGACCAGCCCAATTGTCATACTTGATGAGGCGGGCGACCTTGAGTACCCCGCATTTTTAGAGCTCAAAGCCTTGTGGAACGCTACCGAGTTCAGCTGTGGATGGTATATGATGGGGGCTGATGGCCTCAAGGAAAAACTTGACCGCTCACGCAACCTTAAAAAAGTGGGGTTTGCCGAAATATACAGCCGCTTTGGAAGCAGGTACCAACGAGTAACACCGCCCGACCGTGTGGGACAGGAGGAGTTTATTAAACGCCAAATGGCATTGGTGGCTCAAGCCAATACCGCCAAGCTCAGCAACAAGGAAATGTATTTGCGCACCGCTGGATCATTGCGCCGGGTGTATATAGAAATTCAAAAACAAAAACGCAATGGCCAGGAGAATTAAACGTGCGCTCTCAATTAATGATATATATAACATGAAGTTCAAAGACCTCAATCTCGACGCCAATTGGCAAGCACTACTAGGTGAACCGGAAGCTAGTGGCGTGTGGATTATGTGGGGCAATTCCGGTAACGGAAAGACCAGTTTTGCGCTTCAACTGGCCAAAGAGCTCACAAAGACCGGAAAGGTAATCATCAACACACTTGAGGAGGGCGCACGCAAATCATTTCAGTTGGCCGTAATAAGAACCCATTTAAAGGGCTACGGGCGCAAAATAATGGTTTTGAACCGGGAACCTCTCGACGAGCTGAAAGAACGCCTGCGCAAACCTAAGGCCCCTAAAATATGCATGATAGACAGCTTTCAATATACAGGGTTGTCAAAAAACGAATACAAAGAGCTTAAGGAGGAGTTTCACGACGTGTTATTCATTTTCATTAGCCATGCTGAAGGAAAACACCCGGAAGGCCGTCCTGCAAAATTTGTGCGCTATGATGCCGATGTAAAAATACACATCGAGGGCTATGTAGCCACTGCAGTAAGCCGATATGGAGGTGGGGAGCCTTACCATATCTGGCCGGAAAAAGTGAGAGAATTAAACAACAATTAAATCGCAATATGAAAACAACAATCTACAACCTTTTTTGCCTTACGCCCGAAGCCTATGAGCGACAGGTGTTTGAGTTATGGATGCGATACTGCATCATGCTGAGCTTTGGAAAAGAAAACGACCTGCAAAGGCTGTTGGCAAATACAGCCCTCAACAACTGGTATATGCAGGAATTTGAACGCTTTGAAAACCGCTTTTTAGAGTATTATGCCGACTTCGCCGGAAAAACAAGCCCCGACACGCTTTGGGCAATTTATAAGGACGAGTTTACTAAAGGCTTGATGTGCCTGCGCTGTCCCACACTGATTGAAAACGCCAGAAAAACTAACATAATACCCCAATTAAACTAATGACAGAACCAGAAATAATAGCCCGCCTTGACTATTTGTTTGAAGCCTTGAGGCAAGACAAATTAAATCCGGTACAACGCCTGGACTGGATAGATCGCCTGCACATCAATCAAGAACGTGCAGATTTGTTTAGGGCACAAAGAGCCGCAGCAGACGGACAGGATTACACCCCATACCGTATATCAGGGCAAACTGAGCAGAAAATCACAAGAATTATGAACCCTTTATTTTAACAACAATGCAAACACAAGATTTAACACAATTATCGACAAAAGAGCTGGAGCAGCTCTTGAAAAGCAGAAAAGCAGCCGAGGCCAAAAAGGCCGAAGCCGAGCGCAAACAATATGAAGCCACCCGAGACACAAAAATCGAGGCCATCATCACCACGGCAAGAACCATGCACCGTGAGCTGGAGGAATTTAAACAGTTTTGCCATATCGAAATGGATGAGCAGGCCGTGAAGCTTTCAGACTACGGAAAGCTTCGCAGCAACAGTAAAGGAGGCTTTACCATTACACATAGCGATGGCAGTATGCGTGTAACCCGAAGACGTGATACAGAACCAAGCTGGGACGAACGCAGCACTAAAGCCATAGAACTCATTAAGGATTTTCTTGGCGACACTATCAAAAAGCGAGATAAAGACCTCTATGAAATCCTGATGGGCTTTCTACAACGCAATGAAAAAGGCGACTTGGAATACAGTAGGGTGATGTCACTATTTCAGCACAGCGACAAGTTTAATGACTCTCGTTGGGTAGAAGGGCTTAAACTTATAAAAGAAAGCTATGGCAACCATTTAAAAGGTTTTGGCTATGAGTTCAAAATCAAAACCGAAAGCGGCCACTGGCAAAACCTGATACTCAACTTTTCAAGCATTTAACCATGGGAAGACTAAAACCACTACCGGCCACACACCGCATCCACTTTCAAGATCAGGGGCAGGATTGTCTTTGGTGGGAAGTTGACAAAAACGGAAAGGTTATAAACGCTAACCTTCAGGCGCGTATTTGGTGCGGATGTAAAGTGCCGCTTTACATTATTGAAGCAGGACAACCGGGCGACCAAATGGACTTTTGGAATGCCCTGGGAGAAGAAAGGGTTTTTAAATACCCCATCACCAAAATCGAAACACTATGACAGCAGAACCGGCAATAAAAAGGCTCTTTGAAGACCAAATAAACAGTATTAACTATCACAATATAACACACCCTATGGATGTAGAAATCATACACATTGACGACCGCCACTTGACCGTAAACGGCAAACCAGTAAAACAAGACATCAACCAAAACTGGATAGCAGAGCACGAACTCACGTCCGCAGAAGCCAAAGCGTTCAACCGACATATTACCATGCTTCAAGAAACCGGAAGCAAAGTTCAAAAAGCCATTTACACATAAGGGGAGGCGTGGGACATAGAGCCCGCTTGTCAGCGGGCCTGAAGGTTTGCCTGTGCTTTTTGCGGTGCCCCGAGGGTAAAGAACGCCGCTCTACGCTCAGCCGTCCGCGCCTGGTAAGGTAACATGCGGTAAGGCAATTCAAGACCGCCCACAGGAGCGATATCCTGTAAACACCGGGACTGGCAACAGGGAGGTTCGAGTCCTTCACCCGGGTCAAAATCGGCTTAAAAGCCAATAAAGCAAAATATAGGCTCTAAGGCTTATAAAGTCAAATTATAAGTTATGAAATCAACAGCATCACAACGGCAACAAATATACAAGCTCTGCAACTATGACTCAGAGCTAAAGGCTAGCCTGGTAACCCAGATAACGGGTGACCCCAAACTAAACAGCACTACCCATCTCACGGTGGGTGAGGCTGGCCGCCTTATCAAAATCCTTTGTACCAACTGGGCTGCTTTTGATATAAAAAATGCTCAGCACAAATATATCCTGAGCCTGATGCGCCAAGCCGGATGGACAACTGAACATGAAACCCGAGGCACCGTGGCAGACCTGGCACGCCTCAGCGGTTGGCTCAAGAGTATGCGCTCACCGGTGCAAAAGCCATTAATGTCAATGACCAAAGAAGAAACCAGTAAAATCATTAACGCTTTAGAACATATAGTAAAATGGGAACACAACAAAAACCAGTAAAAGTATATATCGCCGGCAAGGTAACCGGCTTGCCCATCCACGAGACCACGCTCAAGTTTGGGGACGCCCAAATGAAATTGAAAGCCGCGGGCTTTGAACCCATCAACCCGCTGCAGGTTGTTAATGATTGGCACTGCACCTGGCCACAGGCTATGCGCAAATGTATTGCGGCACTTATGACTGTAGATGCGGTGTATGTATTGCCTTGTTCAGGAAATAGCAAAGGAGCATCAATTGAAATGCACCTCTGCGCTTCATTGGGCATCCCGCTTTTTGCTACCCTAAAAGGACTAAAAGATGAGTTTAAACCACGATAGCGAGCCTTGTCTTCATCCAAGGCACCACCAGTTTATTGACACGATTGAGTCTAATGTAAACTGCGAGACCACAGTTATAAGATGCGTCGTGTGCCGCAAAGCACTCACAAAGCCACAAACAGACTGCAGATGACACCATATTTATTATTTCTAATCGCCGGTTATGCCTTTGCTGCTTATATCTGGCTTAAAACAAGAAGAAAATGAAAACATTAAGCATCTTTCGCTGGGCGTTTTACGCCATAATCGTTGCCGGAACCTTTACATTACTGGCATACATACTCTATCCCGTGGCATATTTGCTGCGCAACCCATTACGTAAGGCACGTTATGGTAAAACTTCATTTTTAAAAGCACTGGCAACCCCTATATGGATATTTCTTGATGACAAAGTCGTGGAGCTTGCCGGAGATGATTATGGCGAAAAATGGTGGAAAACAGTCAACGGAATCGAAGTTCAAAACCTAAACGCCTGGCAACTTTTTAAAGTAGCATATCGCTGGGGTGTGATTAGGAACCCTGCTTGGAACATGTATCAAATATTCAAGCCAAAAGAGGGCAAAAAAGTGCTTGTATCAGCAACAGGCAGGCTGTTACAAGACGGCTGGCCGGTGGGCCTTCACAATTTTGCAGTACTCAAATATGAAGATAGCAACGGCAATTATACCAATAACCAAGGCGAATTTCTAAGTAGCAAATTTTCAATTTTTGGGAAATCAATGTTTTGGTACACCATAGAAAACCGCTTGTACTGGCGTTTTTCTTATGCCGGCTACAACACATTTTTAAAACGGTGGATAGAGCTGCACCTGGGGTCTAATGACCGTAGATATACCATTAGGTTTAAAATCAAATAAGTAGTGTTAAGATGACCTTTAAAGAGAAATACCGGGAAAACAAAAAGCTCATCAGCCTGTACTCAGATTATTTGTTTAGCGGTGAGAAAATAAAGCCCGAAGGGACCTTAAAACTTATTAATGAAATTGCCCGGCTTGACTCACAAAACAGGCACATTGAAGAAATGCCATTTAGAAAGATAGACAATGATATTAACGATTATACCATTCAAATATGAACTTTGACATCACCCTAAAAGTTACAAACCTCCAATTGGTTGAAGCCTTTGCTATAATCTTGCACGAGCCACCGGAGATAGGTCTATATGCAACCAAGGACCAAAGGCGCATGAGGCACTTATATAGCCTGTGGGCAGATTTGCGCTCTAAGCTTGGTAAAAAAGTACTTAATAATCAAGGAAATCAAAAGCAGTCAAGCCTAAAACTGAAGTATTATGAAGCGGCAACCCTGCATCAAATTTTAGGTCTTTATGACAAGCCCAGCTATGCACAACAGCTGTATGATCAGTTAGACCAAAAATTAGCGTGAAATGGAAAGAATTTATACCATTAAAGCCAAAAACAGTGATGCACTGTTGGAATTTAAATATGATTTAAACGGTAATTTAACTCAGTTTAAAATTCTTGAAGGAGTATTGTCTGCCCAGCAAATGAGATGGTTGTTTTCAAATGGAAATTTTCCGGCAATTGAGCCTTTTATGCACAGTCACTGGATAGCAAAGCTCAAACCGCATTTTGAAATCACCATAGGCGAGCCCGACCTCTCCTTTGAAAGCTTCTGGAATGCCTACAACCACAAGGTCAAAAAAGTAATGGCAGAAAACGCCTGGAAGCGGCTCAGCACCCGTGACAAGATGAATGCCCTCGCCGGCATAAAAAGCTATGACAACTATTTAAAACGCAAAGGCGTGGCAAAAGCACATCCCTCCACATACCTCAATCAACGGTATTGGGAGGATAATTATGGAAGTATTCACTAAAAACAATCGCAATATGAAAAATCAACACTTTATCAAAGTAGCATCTACTTACAGCCCAAAAAACAAACTATGCGCACAGATCATTGACCGGCTTGAAAAACTGGACGGCACCCTGTGTGAAGATAAAAAAACGGCAATAAGCGTTATTGACCGGCCATTTAATGAAACCGTAAAAGGTTATCTCCGGTCAGGTGGCAGGGCAATGCCCCCGGCATACAAAAGATATGATATTACCACAGGCGTAGGCATCAGCATTGAAGATGTAATCATTATAAACATCTATAAAGTAAAAAGAGAAATTACCGCTGCTGAGTTGGTGGACGAAACCTTATTAGTAAATAAACTGTAAACCTTTAAACTCAATTATATATGGAAACATTAAGTATTCAAAAAGAAGCCGCCGTCAAGGCGCACGAAAACGCCAAAACCTCCGGCAAGAAATTACTGGAGGATCTATTTGGAAAAAAGACCTTTCAAAAGGACGTGATGGAGCGCGTCAAAACATTTGGTGATGTTCTGAAGGAATTGGACATCCATACAGGACATTTTGAAAACTCCCTTATTGGGCTCTCAGATGATGAACAGGCTTATCGAAAAGCAAAGCTTATCGTCCAAGCCCTTAACGAAGGATGGACACCGGACTGGACAGATAGCAGCCAGGGCAAGTACTATCCTTGGTTTAATATGGACGACAGTTCCGCGCCTTCCGGCTTTTCGTGCGACGACTGCGTTATCTGGCACTCGGTTACGGATGTCGGCTCCCGCCTTTGCTTTAAAAGTAGCAAGCTGGCTCAATATGCCGGAGAGCAGTTCATTGACATTTACCGTGAATTATTCATCCTTAAATAAATAACTATGACAACAATCAAATCATTTGAAGATGCCTGTAAGGTATTGAATCTCGAACCTGAAAAAGTAACCCCGGACTTTTCAATGTTCCCGGAGAAACACCAAAAAGCAATGACAGCACATGCCAAGCTTGTGATCATTGCAGAAGCAATCAATTTTGTAGAAAATGACAACAAGCCCTGGTCACCAGATTGGACAAACGGAAAGTGGGATAAATACTGTCCTTGGTTCGATATGAACAATGGTTCCGCGCCTTCCGGCTTTTCGTACTTCGACTACGCTTACTGGCGCTCGACTACGAATGTCGGCTCCCGCCTTTGCTTTATTTCAAGTGAAGCGGCCAGATATGCCGGTAAGCAATTTATTGACCTCTACAGAGATTATTTTGTAATCTAAACTGAAACGGTTGTGAGATACTTGAGTTGTAGTTCCGCGCCTTCCGGCTTTTCGTACAACGACTACGATAACTGGAACTCGAATACGAATGTCAGCTCCCACCTATGCAAAAGAAAAACATAGTGTCTCAAACCCTGCCAACACGGCAAAAAAACACAATACCTAACCGGGCGTTGGTACCTTAACCGGGAAAACGACCGTACAAAGCAAAGGCAAATGAAACGCATCGGAAACCTATATCAAAAAATTATCAGCATCGATAACCTGATGCTTGCAGACGAAAAAGCCCAAAAAGGAAAAAGCAAGCAGTACGGCGTCAAGCTGCACAACAAAAACAAAGAAGCCAATATACAAGAGCTTCACCGGATGTTAAAGCAAAAGACTTACAAAACATCTCAGTATGACATTTTCAAGGTTTACGAACCCAAAGAACGTGAAGTTTACCGGTTGCCCTACTTCCCTGACCGGATTACCCACCACGCCATTATGAACGTTTTAGAGCCTCTATTCGTGGCAACATTCATAACGGATACTTACAGTTGCATCAAAGGAAAAGGTATTCACGCAGCGGCCAATAAGCTTAAATCAGCCCTTAAAGACGTGCCGGCCACACACTACTGTTTAAAACTCGACATCAAGAAGTTTTACCCCAATATAGATCACCCCACACTCAAACAATTACTCCGGAGAAAAATTAAAGACAACAACCTGTTATGGCTACTTGATGAGATTATAGATTCCGCTCCCGGGCTACCCATCGGTAATTACCTCAGTCAATATTTAGCTAATTTCTACCTCACATATTTTGACCACTGGATAAAAGAAGATAGGCAGGTTAAATATTACTACAGGTATGCAGATGATCTGGTGATTCTTGCATCAAACAAAGAATATTTACACGCATTACTGGCAGATATATGTCAATACCTTAACACCCGGTTAAAACTTATTGTAAAAGAAAACTATCAGGTGTTCCCGGTTGAAGCCAGGGGAATCGACTTTATCGGATACCGGTTCTACCATACCCACATATTATTACGCAAGCGCATCAAACAAAACTTTGCCCGGATGCTGAAAAGCGATCCAAATGAACCTTCTATTTCTTCCTATAAAGGCTGGGCAAAACACGCAAACACAAACCATTTAATCAAAAAACTATTACCCAATGAACAGCTTTAAAGACTTTAACATCAAGCCCAAATTAAGTGCATTCCTGGGCGACAAAATCAAAATTGAGCGTGTGCTCAATACAGAAATCACCGTATTGAATTACAAGATTGAAGATTCAAAAAAGAAGCAAGGCACTAAATTTCTCACTTTGCAAATTGAAAAACATGGCACAAAACACGTGATATTTTCCGGCTCAACCATCTTAATGGATATGATTGAGCAGGTGCCAAAAGGGAAATTTCCCTTCAAAACAACAATCATCAAAGAGAGTGAACATTTGGAATTTACTTAAAATGAGTATATTTACAATAAACTAATAACTAATCATTATGGACGGTTTGTTTAGCTTTATTTTTATCATAGCAGTAGTAATAGGTTTAATTTTAATAATTCGCCTTTTTGGTGCTTGGATGCTGCGCATCGATGAAGTCATTAAATATCAAAAATTGATTTTTGAAGAATTAAAAAAACTCAATAGCACTCATGACCAAAATAAGGTTTGATTTGATTGGAGCATATAAAGCAGGGATTAATACCCACCCGCAAAGTCATGTTGAAAGCCTCGGGATGAAAGTGTTATCTTTTGAGGGTGTGCCTATTGCAGATTGTGTAATTATGGAAGTAGAAAATATAGTTGATAACCTTCCTATGTATATTGAATTAGTAACTTAAAACAAGTAATTATGAATGAAAAGTTAGAAGAAATATTCAGAAAACATTGTGATAAATACCTATCAACATATAATCTTGAACAATACAAAGCTGAAATGTCACATGAACATAGGTGCCTTAGCTTTGAAAGAATCGTAAGCTTGCATTTTATCAGAGATGTTTTACCAAACTACGATAAAATAATAGAAGAGTATATGCCAAAAATTGAGAAGTCATGAAAAAAGTGTTATTATTAATCACAATCGTTACCTTGGTTTTCCAAGGATTTACTCAGGTGCCCATTTCACCATATTACCCTGAGCCCTTGTCAATGAAACCCTCTCCAATAACATTTGTAGAGTTTAATCATATTGCTTGGCATCTTGATCCGTTTATGAGTAAAGAGTTCACCATGTCCCCTGAACCGGATAAAGTAAAAATCAATGAAAACAATTACGGCACACTTACGCGCACTTACATTGAAAATACAATTGGAACAACCCCCCAAAGACTAAATTTTGAATTTGAAGTTTTTGTAATGGAGGGCCACAAAATTGTTATTAAGTCAGTCAATATCACTGGCGACATTGAACCTTTGCTTTGGTTTTATGTTGTTTATTGGCCAACAAAAGTTGGTGTTGAACAATTAAGAAACGAAAGGAATGCGGTGACTTACTATTATATGGACAAAGCTGTTTTTAATGGAAATCAAATTAGTATAAACAATACTACACTAAGCGACCATAATAAATTTATTGCCGAATTTGAATCAAAAAAAATAATCTCTCAAACACGTCAGGAAACTAATAAAGTAGGCATACTTGATGTGAGAACTGAAAGAGGAGCGCCCTCGCCGAGAAATGACAATGCAGCCTCTTACGAGACCAAGCCTATTAAAATTGAAAGAAAAACATCAACTTATGTGGTAGTTAAAAGAAATGACAAATATACCTCTGATGAGCTTTCAAATGATGACTTGCTTCAGGTTTCAAAGCTACTAAATAAACCATATTACAGAAACGGAAGTTATGAGGTAATTGCGACCGAAGTGTTTGAAGATGGAAAGTTGACAAAGAGAACAATTACAAGTGCTGCGCGAAAAAGATAAATCCCCACCCACCCCAACAAAACACCAATTTGCTTGGTGTTTTTTTTTGTTTAACTTTGTTAAATGATTAGGAAAGAAAACACCAGACGCTTGTATGCAGATATTAGGACTGCTTATGACGATCTCTCAAAGGAGGTTGAGTTTGGTGCCAGAAAATACACAGACGACTACATCATTAAACGCCTGGCCCATCGGTTTTACAAATCAGTCAGAACCATTCAAAACATTGTGTACCGGAATTAATCCAATATAATAAACCTTTCAATCTCCATTTCATTTGCCTCAACTTCCTGCCAATTAGGTTGTGCGCTGTGGTCAATAAGTTCACAGGTGTAGGTAACTAGGTATAAATTTCCAGAGTTGCCTGTGTCCACCGGGTTAAAACCAACTCGCCTCATACTGCTGTAATTTTCGCCACTGCTTCCGTGCAGTTGCTTGTTAATATCGTCCAGCAGGTCAAGGAATCCAAGCGCATCTGCTTGATTGTATGCAGCCTTAAAGGTGTCCAGAAACGTTTCATAAAACACAAAGATATCAACCTGTAGCTGCACGTTTTGCACTTTGTCGCTTATGTCAACCACCTGCCCGGACCTAAAGCTCATAAATACCGCCGGGGTTGGGAACGGGTGCTCATCGTCTAAAAAATTGATTTGGTTGTGCCACAAGTCCACCCATTTTAAATCATTAATGTTGTCTGTGAGCTTGGTGGCCAGCTCGCCGTATAAGTCTTTCCAGTTTTGCATAATATATGCCCGCACAGGCGGGTATTTTTTAGTTAAACTTCATTTTCTTTTGTGCTTCAATAATTTTTTTGATAAACATCTGGTCTATATCCTGCATTAGTTTATAGCTTTCGCCAATGTATTGCCGTTTGGGTATTTTAATGGTCAATTGTTCCTTTTTTGTCAAGGCCATCCATTTCCATTTGTCGTCTTCTGTTTTTTTGTACATCATCCAAAAAAACTTTTTCATCCGCTCGGTCACCGGCACGTTAATCACGCCTCCCTCGTTATGTATAGCGGCATAAGGCAACCCTTCACCGGCAACCACGCGAATCATTTTCAGATCAGCCTGTGCCACCCTGATGCTACCGCGCAAAGCGAGTGACTGGCTTAGTATTTTCCCGGTCTGGTCGCCTTTGCGTTTTGGCCATGCAATAAAGCTCACATCTGTAAAACCTTCTTTTATGAAGCTTTGTAAAAAATGTGCCCGGGCTTTTTCGCCCACCTGTTCCGGGAGGCCTGCAAGCGCGTCCTCTGCCATTTGGCGAAAGTTTGGTATGGGATATTGGTTTACGGCCATTTTAAAACGTGTTTAAATTCAAATTAAATTTGTATATTTGCAATGCAATCAGACCCTCGGTTAATCCCTTGGTGTGGACATTGTGAGAGAGCGGGCTTTTAGTCCGCTTTTTCTCTTTTTAGATGTTTAACGGTCTTTCTATCATTTGAAACCACATAAACCTCTTTAATGTTTGGGTGTACTGTTCCCTTGCTTTTCTTTAATAATGCATCAATAGCATTTATAGCATTAACCACACTATCATTGTTTTTGCTCAAATCAACCACAACAATTTCACAGCCTTGTTTGTTGGCTCTTGAAAGTGACTTTGAATAATCAAGGCTTTCTGGTGTTTTTCTGTCGGCAATTTTTCCGTTTATTAAGTATTCCGGATTAGGTACATTTTTGATAATAGCACCGTCCAACTTTGCTACCAGATCAACTTTAAGCGCTTCTTTTTCAGCCAGAGCTACGGCTGTTCTATAATTGCCAAACAGTTCATCGCGGCGTATGTCAGTAAAAGGGCTTACGCGAACTATTCCTCCATTTTTAAACTTTCTCATTGTGTTTAGAGGCGCGCTTCTTTTTAATAATTCAAATGCCAATTTGAAAGTCCCGGAGGTTTTGGCAAGCATAAAATAGGGATGTGCCTTTCCGTCCTCTTTAAACACCTGCCCACTTTTACCAGTGTTTATTCTAAACTCTGGCTTGACATCTTCCGGAGGAACTCCCGGCAGATTGTTGTCCGGCTTTTCTGCAGTTTGCACCACATAGCATCTGCACCTCCAACCGTTGGGCGGGTAGAACTCATCCCAAAACGGCGATGTGATGGGCGCAATAGTATTGTTAAGTAGCTCGTGCTCCAGGCGCACCCGTTCATCTTCTTGTGTTTTGTATTTGAGGTTTGGAAACAAATTGGCATTGTCAAGGTATTCCTGCCACAGGTTGGCCATATAGCCGGAGTGTCTGGCCGTTTGCCATTCTGCCTGAAGGTAATTGATATTGTATTTATTGTTCAGCTTTAGAACTGCTTCTTTGAAGTCCGGCCAGTTGGCCAGCTTGCCATCTTTTGTCAAAAGCCTGTTGATTTCTTCCAACATAGCTGCATCTTTTGCGCCTGAAAACTTAAAAATGTTTTGTTGCATCTGTAACGCTTCAGGAGCCGGTGCGCCTGTGGCGCCCTCAACCTGTAACCAGTTTTTTCCATAACCGGTACCGGTAGCTTTGTTGAGCTCTTGATATGTGTTTAGGATGTGAGCTTCGTCCAGCTCTCCTGGTTTGAGCTTACCGTCATAAGTTTCACGGGATATGCGCTCCATCACTTTTACCCAGCCTTCTACATCTATGGCTACGACTTTATCATCTTGACAGTTTACACACCCACAATCCTCAGCGTGATAACTGGCGGTTATTTCCTTAAATATAGCAGCTACTTCCCGTCTATGCTTTTTTTTTTCCCCGCATCAGGTGCGGGGTGACCACCATCCCCTGTTTGTGAGGGGTCGGGGGAGGACTTTTGGCTCAGTATGGTCATTCCGGTTTTTTGACTTACTTCGTCGATGTCGAGCTCAAAATGTGGAGCAAGGGCAGAAACCATTCCTTTTACATCTTCTAAACTCTGAGCCTCGCTGTTGTCCCAGTCAAAGGTGTGGTTTGCCAGACCTGCATAAGCCGGACTAATTTTTAAGAGCCTTGGAAACAGCTGCTGGTTAATGATGTTTTTGATTAAAAGTTTGTCACTTTCAAAACGGTCTTTGGCCAGTTGGTATTGTATTTCTACTGAGCCTACAAAGGCCTTCTCGTCTGTGAGTGATGTGCCGCCCAGAAAGCGCTTACTAATTTCATTATTGGCACGTTCGACCAGTTTGTCAAAGTTGTCGGGATTACCGGCATCAGCTTTGCCTATTTCAAACTTTTCATTGCCACGGCCAACCATCCAGTTATTGCCTTTAAAATTCCTTGCCATCCTGGACAATTCTTCAAGCCTACCATCATCTTCCCTATCTGTGGTAATAAACAACGATGGCACGCCATATTTTTCAACGTAATCCAACCAAGCACCTAATCCGAGCTTCTTTGCCAAAACAATGGGCGCCACTTGCGCAAGCATACCCAGCTCCTTGTCTTTGCCCACTTGAATGTAGTAAGGCTGCAAAGCCCCTTTTTTATATTCCCAACCTTTTTGATCGCCCGGGGCTTTGGTGATAATCCCTTTAAGTGGGTTGAAAAACGCCATTGGGATCTCATCGATGTAATCAATTTCTTTAGTTTCCGGATTCAGCTCAAAAAGCTCAATAAGCTTTGTGCCTTCAAACCGACTCTTTAAGCATAATTGAATAAACTCCTCAAACCATGTTCGCTCAAACAGCCATGACAAATCTTCATTTTCGTCACCTTTTTCAGTGATGATCTTAAAAGGGTTTCTTTGGCAATACAGAATGCGGCTGTCAATAACCGATGCCAGGTGATTATCAAGAAGTAGGTTCTTGTAAAGTTTTTCAAGCCAAAGCTTGTTGGGTTCCACAGGGTCTGTTGCCATGGCAATAGCAAGCTTCCACTCATTGAGGGTTTGCTTTTGCATCGTTTCAGCTTCATAATCCAATTGGCTCGAAGCTTTGCGACTCCCGCCTTTGGCTTCAGCGACTACTTTTAATGTGCGAAAATCAGCATTAGACAAAACGCGATTCTCAATAGCTTGGTATATTTTTTTGAACGGGTTTTCCATTAGATATAAAAGTTTTCGTTTGTATTATTTCCCGATATCGTGGTGCTTTCAATGGGGTTTCCATCATCGTCTGTTGGCACAGGCAAACCGCTTACTGGAAGCTTTCCGTAGGCAATTTTTTCAAGCAGTTCAATGGCTTTGTCATACTCCTCTTTAAAGTCAGCCGGCACTTTTCGGGCAGCGTTCCGGCGAATGATATCAAAGAGGCAAAGCTTGACCAGGATGCGTGTGATGAGTTCATTTTTAACGGGCTCATCTTCATCAAAAATCATTTCCACGTCATAGCGGGAACCGATGTAACTTTTTATCAAGGCAATGTTTTGAGCCTCGACATTGTCGAGTGTCTCAACCTGATCCAGTGTACTCTCGTCAATAAACCGCTCAAAGGAGGCGGTGATTAAATCTGTTTTTTCTAAATACTGCATATTACCAGGCGTTTTTAGTTATGTATTTACCACTCACAAATTGACCGTCTCCGGAGGTGCCATAGTTGATGTATTTTTCTAATTCTGCAATACCGCCTTGGTGTGCATCTGGAAAGTCATCGTGGCTTTTATATCCCGGCTCGATGCCGTAGAGCTGTGCAAGCCCAACCTGAAGGTCGTTGCTGTGTTTCAGTTTTTCATTATAGAAAATACGCCCGTTTTGATAGTAAGGCTGCAACTGGAGAATACGGTCATATTTGCGTGCTTTCGTCCGGTCGCGTTTGATGATATTCAGGCGAACATTAAAAAGTTGTTCACCCTGTCTAATGGCACTTTCAACAGCATCATTCCAGAACTGGGCTTCAAATACCCAATGCACAACTACCGTTTCCGGAAGTGACTTCTGGTAATTGCACATCCAAGCTACAGCAGCGTTCATCTTGCTTTGCTTGCAAAATGTGTCAATTACCCAGAAATCTTTATCTTTTAGGCCTTGAACCACTATCGCATTATAGTCTGCTGTAGAGGTGCCGGCATATGCAACATCCCAAAATCCAAAAATGATTTTAAACTGGTTGAGTTTGGGCAGTGGTGCCCACTGTATGTCTTTCTGTAAAAAGATTGAGCCTTCCACATGTGGCGCATTGTTGTACTCGCTGCTAGCTGCCAGCGCACCGATTTCTTGTTCAATTTGGCGGAAATAATCAGCCGTATATTTTGATTTCCACCTTGGCTCATAAGTTACCGCGTCATAAGCATTGATCCTGTGCACCACCCAGTCAGGGTGTTTATCCTGTAATATGGTTTGAATCATCTTGGGCGCAAACCTGTTATTGGATTGAATAAAGCGGCGAATAGGACCATCCATCGTAGGGATCAGGTCGCGCTCAATCCACTTGGCCATTTTTTCCTGACGCGCCGGGTTTTGGTTCAAATCCTTTGTTTCGATATCATCAGGAACAATATGTGTGGGCCTTTTTGATTTGACACGAAGACCTCTAACAGATTGTCCCATACCCAGTGCCTGACCAATAAACCCGCCCCGGGTTACAAAAAAACCGTCTTCCCAGTTTCCCGGGTTATGCTGCACTCCAAAGTCTTTATTGATCTGTGGGTTTGCCTCAAATTCTGCCCTGATGTCCTCAAGCAATTGCTTTGCACGATCACCGGAGTTTCCAACCAAAACCAAATACACCGGCTCACCATTGATCCATAGCCAAAATGGGATCAATATATTATTGACAACCGATTTTGCTAACGCACGCCCCCATTCTGCAAACCCTTTGAACGTGGGGTCTTTTTTAACCTTTTTAGCAAAATCAATATGAAAGTCAGGAGTTGAAGCTGTGGCATAATGCGGAAAGTACCGCTGCACCATAAAGGCAAAATCAACCTTGGCGCGCTCAATAGCCGCCAAAGCTTCTGCAGGTGTTTCAAAGGCATTAACTGCACTACCCGAGGCTACAAGCTCCAGTTGCTTTTGATACCGCTGTAAAGATATTTTGTCTGCCTTTTTCATTTCTTTGTGTTCCTGTCGCTTTCCTTGAGTATGCGGTTTTCAGCGGTGTTATTGATTTTGTTTTGTTGAAAATCATAGAACAAGCCGGTAATAACTTTCACGCGCCACAAACCCGGGCGCAAGCGTTTTTCAGCGATAATTTGTCCCACCTCAAAGCCACAGCCCTTTTTAAGCAGGTAGGTTCCAATTTCGAGACGGTACTGCTTAAGTCCGGCACGGTTGATCATTAAATTCAAGATGATTTTTAGTAGCTTCATTAGGCGAGTGTTTGGGCGATGTGTTGTAATTGGTGTTTTTGAAAGTCGAGGGTTTTTAAATACAGCTCCTTGTCATAGTCCTGCAGGCCACTAAACAAGTCTTCCATCACTTCGATATATGTAGAGAGAGCTATCTTGCTTTCCGTTTGCATTTGTGACAGCGCTTTTTGATACATCCCAACCTCCTGGGCAATGCGGGTGTTTTCTTTTTTTAGCTCAAGTACCAGGTCGCGGTCACCTGTTGCCTCGGCTTCCCTTATTTTTTGAAGTCCCTCAAGGGAGCGCTCGCTGAGTTCATCAATCACTTTGCGAATGTTTTCGGCACGATGATAGGCGTTGTTCAACCGAGCATCTCGCAGCTTTTTCCAATTGCCCTCTGCCACCCACCGGCCAACGGTCTTTTCGGTAACGCCCAGGTCTTCGGCTATTTCTTTTTGCGATTTATAAAACTCGATGAAGTATTTTTTTGCAACCTCATACTCTTTTGCTTTTAGTCTTGCCATTAGTACCATTTATTTCCATACAAAAGTCCATAGGCTCGGTCAACCACGAAAAATAATTTTCCGCATTAGGCATAAAACACACTCAAATTGGGTGTAAAAACCGCCCAATTTGTAAAAATTATTTTCTCACCCACACATTCCTTTTCAATTTTGCTGCATTGATTGTTGAACCAAAAGTGTGCAATTTGAGCAAATCTCTTTTAAAAATTGAAGCATCTACCTTGGGTACCACCGGGCAAATCCGCATTGTGGATTATATCTCAATGAGCACAGAAGCCAGTGCTGAGCGCGTGCGTTCTGTTGTCGATGACTTCCTTGCAAAAAAGATAGGCGATACAGATGTTTATATCAATTCACGTGGCGGCTCTACTATAGAAGCAGTTGAGATAGCCAACGAACTTAAACGCCTACCAAATGTTACCATAACCGTAGGTGCTGTGGCTGCAAGTGCCGCTACTTACATTATGGCGAAATTCAAAAGCCGGGCTTATTCAAACAGCCAGTTTATGATTCACAGGCCAAAGCTTTCCAGTTTTGGAGACGTCAATACCATTAAAGCAGATTTAAAATCGCTTGAAAATACCACTGCAGACTATAAAGCTTCTTATGCCAGTAAAATGGGAAAAACCGAAGAGGAGATTGAAGCCATGTTTGCAAAAGGCGACTACTGGATGACAGCTGCAGAGGCAAAGGCAGAAGGATTGCTTGATGAGATCATTGCTGAGGACCAACAAATCACCGCTGAAGATGTAGAACGCTTGGTTGCCTGTGGCGCACCAAACATACCCACCCTGCAAACACAAAAAAATCAAAACCAAGAATATACAATGAAAAACAGGAATCAAATCATCGCAAAGCTTGGCCTTGCTGCTGACGCTACCGATGAGCAAATTGAAAGTGCTGTTGCTTTGGCCACTGAAAAAGCCGCCGAAGTGGACACTTTGAAAACCGCCCAGGCAGCAAATACCAAAAAAGATGCTGAGGCAATGGTTGATAAAGCCATACTTGACAAGAAAATTACGGCAGACGTAAAGGAAAAATATGTAAGTCTGGCCGAGAGAGACCTTGATGGCGTAAAAGCCATCCTTGAAGCTATGCCACAAGTGAGCAAAGCATCCAGTGGTTTAGACCACAGTTCTGAAGCTGATGCCTCAGGTCGTGAAAAATGGACGATGGAAGACTTCATGACCAAAGCCCCTGACGCATTGGCCACAATGATGGAAAAAGAACCGGAAAAGTTCAAAAAGCTGGAAGCTGACTATTTCGGCCAGTAATTAAAATCGAATTTAAAATCAATTAAATACCATGAAAAACATTTTTAAATTTCTGATTGTATCGCTTCTTTTTGTAGCGGCAACAGTAGTGGCCTACGCCACCGGAATGGCTGATAAGGCTGACATAATTATGGCGGGAGTAACGCCAGTGGCAGCACCATTGCTCAATGATCAGGCAGAAAAAGAGTTGTTAAAACAATTTCGTCATGACAATACCTGGTTACAAGAGCTGCGCTCTAAAAACGGCTGGGTAAACAATGACGTGATAAAAATCCCCAAACGAGGTGCGGCACCAACTGTGTTGATCAATAACACAATTTACCCCATTGCCTCCAACCAAAGGGACGACAGCCATGTAACCTTGAGCCTTAATAAATATGACACCGAAAACACCACGGTAACGCGCGACGAACTTTATGCCTTGCCTTATGAAAAGGTTAGTGATGTTCAAATGCAGCACCGCGAGGAGTTAGAGGATGTTACAGCTGAACACGCTCTTCACGCCCTTACACCTGCACAGAACAGTGCTACAACTCCTGTTCTTGAGAGTACCGGGCCTGTTGTAGAAGGACGCACTACTTTAGTGAGTAAAGATGTCATTAAGCTCAAAGAACGCCTTGATAAATTGAAGGTGTCCAAAAATGGACGCATCCTGGTATTGTGCCCTGAGCACGTGAGCGACCTCTTGAATGAAGACCGCGTATTCTACCAGCAATATCATAATGCTAAGGATGGTGTTTTGAGCCCGTCTTACTACGGATTCAAAATCTATGAAAGCACATATAACCCGACCTACTTTGTGGATGCAGGCGACGGCAATGCTATTAAGAAGGTAGCCTTTGGAGCAACCCCTGGCGACCTGGTTGCATCCGTATGTTTCCACAACCGCTGGGCAGTAAAAGCCACCGGAACTGTAGAGCGATTTATGCGTGAGGCTAAAAATGACCCTGAAATGCGTGAAAACACCATTGGTTTCCGCTTGTGGTTCATTGGCCTTGCCATTCGAGATGAAGGTGTCGGAGCAATAGTATCACCGGCATAAAATTAGCCAAGGCAGGCTAACTTACTGCAAGTAGCCTGCTCCCTTGCGGGGGAATTGAATTATGAAACTAACAAAAAACTTTTCGCTAAGCGAGTTCAGATCAAAAGACGGAAGCCCAACCCCTGCAGCAGTAGTGGGTGAGCTTCAAAAGCTTGCGGAAAATTTACAAGTTCTTAGAGATGCCATAAGCCGTCTGGTGAAAATCAACAGCGGATATCGGAGCCCCGAGCATAACAAAAAGGTGGGCGGAGCCAGAAACTCACAACACCTTTTGGGTAAGGCGGCAGATATAGCTGTTACCGGAATGACCCCCGACCAACTGAAGGCAATTATAGAGCAACTCATTGCTGAAGGAAAAATGAAAAACGGCGGTGTAGGATTGTACAAAACCTTTGTACACTATGACACCCGAGATATACCGGCACGATGGTAAGATTATTAACATTCATTGCGATTGTTGTCAGCTTGGCAGCTTGCGGGACCTCAAAATCCCGCGTTGCTAAGCACATCAACACTACTGTGAAAGACAGCACGGTTACTGAGGTGCGCTATCAAAAGCGCGACACCCTCATCACTATTCCGGGAGACACATTGAAGTTTAAGATTCCGGTAACAGAAATCACCCGTGAGGGGCAAACCTTCACGCAAGGGCGCCAAACGGTGAAGATATCAAGCGACGAACTTGGCAATATTTCAATAGAATGTATCAATGCAGCAATGGATCGCATCATCGAGCTTGAGGACAAAATCATATCCACCTTGCGCACCATTGAAAGCAATACCAAAGAAACAATAATTGTACCAGAGCCTTACACGCCTTGGTACACCAAAGCCCTTGCTTGGATAGGCGGCGTTATGCTGCTTTTGATGGGCATAGGATTTATCACTAAAACTATTAAGAGATGAGCAAAAAAGATTTAAAGGCCATTGCGGCCAAGGCACTAAAACAATACCCCACTTCAGAAAAGTGTTGGGTAACCACCGACGGGCAGGCATTTCTTTCTGAGAACTATGCCAATCTGCACGCATCAAGCAACTACTCCGGAAAAAAAATGGCAGTATTGACCTTTGACCGTGCCGGACTTTTAAAAGACATCGATGTCAATGCGGAAAAAGTGAGTACCACTAAAGATGACCGCACCAAAGCTGAAGCGAAAGCAAAAGCCGATGCCAAAGCCAAGGCAGATACCGACGCAAAAGCCAAAGCTGACGCCGATGCTAAAGCCAAGGCAGATGCCGACGCAAAAGCCAAAGCCGATGCTGATGCGAAAGTAAAAAAATCAACCCCTAAAACCACTAAGTAATGGGAGTATTTGACGGAGTAACCGTAAACCAACTTAACGGCGGTTTGGGCAGAAGAAACCCATCCAACGATGGTGTTTGTCTTTTGGTCATCCACGAGGCAATTGCTGCAACCGGACTGGCCGTCAACACCGCCCTGCAATTGCTTTCACCGCAAAATGCAGAAGACGTGGGCATAGATGCCAGTTATGATGACACTAACAACATCCTGGCTCATTATCATATCGATGAATTCTTTAGGGTATCGCCCGATGGAACGCTCTATGTGGTGCTTGCAGATAACACGTTTGATGACGATATGCTAAAGCAAGTGTTGCGGGATAATGACGATATTCGTGCTGTGGGTATTGCCCGCAACAGCAATGTGGCAGCGCTTGATTTTTCAGGCTACATTGGCGGCTATCAAAACATTGTCAACGACCTGAAGGCTGAGCACATGCGCGTAGATGCTGTTCTGGTTGAGGGCAACGAGTTTGACGATCAAGACCCGGTAAGCGGATATGACGATTTAAGAGCTGAAGGCGCACCCAATGTGAGCGTGGTTGCTGTTCAAGACCCTGCTATTAGAGCCATTAAGGCTGCATATGAAGGACTTGCCGCTATTGGAACATTCCTGGGTGGTATTTCTGTGAGAAGTGTGAACGAAAACCTTGGTTCTGTTGATATCCAAAGCAAACCGGCTCAGTACCGCGGGCAAACCACTTACCCTTTGACCGACACCGGTCGAGGGCGATGGCTCTCTGCAGTATTGCAAAACGGCACGCCTGTTTCTGCCTTGAGCAGGAATGAGCGCATCAGCTTGGACACTAAAGGTTATCTCTTTGCAGGAACCTATGCAGGCCTTGCAGGAGTGTTTATCTCCAACTCGGCCACCTGTGAGGAGTTTGCCAGCGACTATGCTTACATCGAGAACAACCGTGTGTGGAACAAAGCAGCGCGCCTGCTTCGTTCAGCAATGTTGCCCCGGGTGAAAAGCAATTTGCTTAAAGATGCCTCTACCGGTTTTCTCAGAACCAGTTCAGTAAAAGAACTGGAGCAAATAGGCTTGAACGCTTTGAACACCATGGAATCTGCAGGTGAAATTTCAGGAGCCAGGGTGTATATCAACCCCCAACAGACCGTGAACCAACAAACACCATTGGTAGTAAAAGCACAGGTAGTGGCCAACGATATCATATTTGATATCTCAATCGATTTAGGTTTAACCAATCAAATAACCACATAGTATGGACACAATTATAGTAAACGGATTTGGTAAACTCACCGGCTGGAACTCCATCACCTTACGCCTTTTGGGCCGTGATGTTGTGGGTATCCGCCGTATTCAATACAGCGATGAGCAACAGGTAGAAAACGGCTATGGAGCTGGCAAAATGCCTGTTGGCGAGGAGGAAGGAAACTACTCGGCCACAGCAGCTATTGATCTCTTAAATGAGGAAGTAGCGGCCATTCAAAACGCGCTGCCACCCAACACCAGGTTGCAGGACATACCGTGGTTTGACATCGTGGTGACTTATGAGCGTGCCGCTCAGCAAAGAACCGACATCATACACAACTGCCGTTTCACAAATAACGGAGTTGAAGTAAACCAGGGAGATGGCTCTATTGTTAGAAGCTTCACGCTGAAGACGAGTCACATCTCTCATAATGTATAATCCTCCCCCTAACCCCCTCCCAAGGAGGGGGAACTTGAGGGAATAATTAATAAAATTAACAGCCCCGCTCAGTTAAGTTAACGGGCGGGGTTACATATAAACAACAATGGCAAAACAAAACAAAGAATTCGGAAAAGCTACTGAAGCTGAAATTGCAGTCTGGAAAGAAAAACACCAGGACATCTACCAGTACAAACAAACAGATGAAAACGGCAACGCGCATTTTACCTATGTGCGGAAACCAAAACTGGCAGACATAAGCCTGGCGTCCCGCTTTGCAGACGCCGACCCGATTAAGGCAAACCTATGCATGTTCAACTCCTGTCGTTTGGGCGGCAGTGAAGTGGTGCTTGACAATGACGAGCTGAAGCAAGGGGTGATCAAAAAAGTTACCCGCCTGTTCAAATCGGTAGAAGCCGAGGAAGTAAAGCTATAGCCGACAACTCTATTAGCGAGGTTGAGGGGTCGGATTGGATCAGGAAGGGAAATGCGCTCATTCGTGCTGTATTTAACCTTGACCCGGAAAGCCTCACCACCGAAAAGTGGCGGGAACTATATAACGAGGCAACGTGGCTGGAAAAGTGGCGATTGAAAACTTACAGCAAGCTTTTGTTTGGAAGTAAAAACGAAAACAATTAATTAATGACTTACCCGCCTAAGCGGGCAATGGTATGAGCAACACAAGCACAGAATGGGTATTAAAACTGGTGGACGAAGTCACCGCCCCTGCCCGTGATATACAGGCAGAGGTCGAAGGCGTGCGTGAAGCTTTTAAAGATGTTCTTGAAACTGTGGGAGCGACTGATGAAGAAATGCAAACCATGGCAAATAAAGCCATAGACGCTTATGAAAGCTTGAAGAGCAGCATTGAGGCAGAAGAAGAAAAATTGAAAGATTTAAAAACAGCTTTAGAAGAAGTAGGCGATGCTATTGACCCCATTAAAAAAGCAGAAATTGATCTGGAAGTGGGTAAAGCTGAAAGTAATTTAAAAAGGTATAGAGACGGGCTTGATGAAATTGAAGCAACCTTAAATAGCTCAAAAAATACTGCAATTGATGCTGCAGGAGGATTTCTGGAACTATTAAAATCAATGGACTCCTTTGATTTTAAAGGTTTCAATGGAGGTCTTGGCGGTATCATCAATCAAATAAAAGGAATGACAAACGCTGCAATGAGATTTATTGCAACGCCTCTTGGTGCTGCCATTGGGGGTCTTGCTGCCATTGTGGGAGTCACCAAAGCCTTTGCAGACTACAACAAAGAGGCGATGCAGTTCAATTTTGTAACTGAGCAAATAACCGGTTTACAGGGCCGTGCTGTTGACGATGCCCGGGTGCGGGCTAAGGTGATTGAACAAGTTTATGGAAAAGATTTTAAGGACACGCTTAGCACCGCTCAAAATTTGGTGAACCATTTTGACATCTCGATGGACGAGGCAATGGATCACATCAGTGAAGGACTGGTGCGTGGTGGCCACGCCAATCACAGTTTTATGAAATCATTTGGTCGTTATGGTCAGCTGTTCAATGACGCCGGTTATAATGTCAACGAGTTTAGACGCATTGTCAATACCGGTATTGATATGGGCATCTATGAAAACAAATTGCCAGAGGCTATCAAAATGTTCAATAAAAACATCAAGGAGCAATCAGGAGCCACCCAAAAAGCGATGGAAAACGCTTTGGGTAAAAAATTTACTGATAAGCTGTTTAGCCAGGTGCGCGATGGGTCGATAACCCCAAAAGCAGCACTGGCCAGCATTGCCGATGAAGCTGAGCGCATTGGAGTCAATATTCAACAAGCGCAGGAACTGAGCAGTAAGTTGTTTGGGAGTGCCGGGCAGGATGCAGGTGGGTTTGAGAATATTATCAAAGCGATTAATACAGCTCTAAATAAAGAAGAAGAGGCATTGAATGGTGCGTCTGCAGCAATGGCACGTGCTGAAAAAAGAGCTTTAAAACTTGCTGAGGCAAAAGACAAGGCATTAAATTCTGCCGAAATGAAAAGAACACTTGAGGAATGGGATATATTTTGGAATAAAATGGGTATCGGATTTTTTAATTTTGTGGATTCCTGGACAAAGGGTTTTCGAATTGTAAGGGAAGGCATACACAAGTTTCTTGTATGGTCTTCTGTAATATCAACCGGTGGGTCAATGAAAGAAGCAGCAGACGCTTGGAGAGGCGTTGCTAAAGAGTATGCTGACGAAAAGCAAGCGTTCGATGACGAGTTTGTTAATGAAAACCTCAAGCCTGAAATGGATTCTACCAATAAGGCTTGGGAAAAACTTGTAAAGAAACAGGAACGACTGCTAACCGGTCTTAGCAAGAATGCGCTTGAAAATATGCTAAAGGGCGAAGAAGAGAAACCCCTTGCAAGCCGTAATACACCGCTTATTGAGGCTATCAATAGAATAATCAACCCAAAAATCGCTACAACAGAAACCAGCACTTCTACAAAAACAAAAACCAGCACCGACTTACAAAACGACTTTGGTATTTCAGGGATATCAGGCTCCGGAGGCGGCAAGGTCATCACAATGAACCTGGACATCAAAAACTATTTTGAAGTGGCAAAAGATGCAGCTGCAGATATCGAGGCTATTGCCGATAAGATATTTGGCCGTGTTAATGACCGCTTAAGGGATGCGCTGATAACATTGAACTAACAAATTGAATAACATTAACAAGACTCCTTCGCTTTGCTCGGAGTGACGTATGAACAGGGAAAACTATAACATACAGCAACTATTTGGACTGGCTTTTGGCCAAAACCCATTTGTGATCACTCGGGGCATAGCCGATCGCATTGCCAGTGGCAACCTGTTGAACCGGTACCAGGTGAATGAAGTAATTGAGGAACCTGAAGATGTAGAAGTGGCAGACCGAAGCACTTTTCTGGGAACACCCATAGTTTACCCCATGACATTGTCTGGGGGGGCTTATGACCGGTACAACCCCAAAGGAGAGCTGGAGACCATCACGTTGCCTGATTTTGAAATGCCGGCAGTAACCCTGTGTGATGTGCGCCGCGCTAAAAATTTAAGTGTAACCCGCCGGTTGGCAGGCTATGGAACGGTAAAAGAAATGTATGGTTTTGACGACTGGCGCATCGATATCAGGGGACTTTGTTTACCCGACCCGGCACACCCCATTGCCAAAACTGCATTTGCACAACACCTGCAGATGCAACGGTTTGAGGAAGTGGCCGGTAACATAGAAGTGTTCAGTAAGATTTTGAACGATAAAGGCATTGATGCCATTGTAATTGAGGAGATTGTATTTGGGCAGCTTCCGGGAAAACCGAAAGTCATACCCTTTCAAATCAGGGCGTTTAGTGACCCCAGTGATGAGTTGGAAGATTAATAGGATGGTAAAAGTAATAGTCGCAAAAATAACATTCCCGGCGGTTCGGGACCGTGAGGAGATCATCCTCCGGAAACCAAGTGAGGTGCGCATAAGAAGCAGTTTTAAATACCTCACAGACACGGCCACCATCACGATGGCACGACGGGTAAAGCTCTTTGACAAACAGCGGGTGCGTGAAGTATTTCGTGCCGGTGATCCTGTAAAAATTGAACTGGGTTACAACTATGATTATATCACAGAGTTTGAGGGTTACATTGCCCGGGTGAGTGATCATATTCCCATTATTATTGAATGTGAAGATGAGATGTGGAAGCTGAAGCAGCTTCCGGTACATATAAGCAAGGAAACAGTGATGCTGGACTCTTTTTTAAAGGAGATAGCTCCGGGATATGAAGTTGATGCAGATACAATTGCCATCGGATCAGTGAGATTTGTAAACAGCACAGTTGCCCAGGTACTTGATGAGATAAAAAGCAAGTTTGGCCTCTACAGTTACATGAAAGGAAAGATGCTTGTTACCGGCAAGTATTATGCCGATGATACCGATGAGCCGTATGTGCCGGTACACCTTGAAAGAGATGTAGCCACAAACAATTTAAGCTTTCGACACGCCAATGACCTCAGGGTTCAGATTAAGGCAATAAGCACTTTGAGTAGCGGTCAAAAGCTGGATGTAACAGTGGGCGATGAAGGCGGTGAAGTCAGACAGTTGACTTATTTTAATATAGGTGATACTGCTACTTTGAAAAGGCTGGCAGAAGAGGACTTGCAGAAATACCGAGTTGATCGCTTTGACGGCTCCATTGCAATGTTTGGTCGGCCTTATGTAAGACATGGGCTGAAAGTAGCCCTTGAAAGTGGAATTTATCCGGAACGCAATGGGCGGTACTATGTTGAGGCAACTGATGTAGGTGTTTTTGCAAACGCCCAATATCGGCGAATAGTAACCTTGGGCGATGTTGTAAGTATATGAACGAGATAGACAAATTTGCAGAGACATTGAGTGTCCGGGAGAAAAAAAACCGGGAGCTATTACCGGCGGCCTTGGTGTGGGCAACTGTAAAAAGTGTGGATTGGTCTGCCAAAACAATGACAGCCACCGGACAAGTGGACGGGCTGGATTACTTTAAAGTGAAGCTTGGTCTTGGCAACCTTTACAGACGCCCTGCAGTGGGCAGCAAAGTGTTGCTTGGCATACTTGAAAAACAAGAAAGTGCCGCCATATTGGTAGATGCTGAAACAGTTGAGGAACTCATTTATAAAAGCGGCGCGAGCGAGTTCACCATCAAAGAGCAGGGGTACATTGTCAAAAAAGGCAATGAAAGCCTCAAAAACATATTGAACGACTTCATTGACGAAGTGAACAAAATAATAGTCGTCAACGGTACCACGATAAACGTGGGCGCTGTAACGGCAATTAAACAACGATTAAATACTGTATTAACAGCATGATAGACCAGGCACAGCTAGCTTTATTGATTAAGCAGGCATTAGATAATGTCAGCCAGGTAGAAATTGACCCGGCAGTTGCCAGACAGCAACAGGCCAATGCCATTGCGGCGGCTGTTGCGCAGTTTGTGATTGGCCGTCAAACATTGGTAACAGGAACGAGCGCTAGTGGTGGCCCTGTGACTGGAACTGGAGTAATACAATAATGAGAAATAGAAAAGGCATATTAATCGACAGCAACGATAACATAGTTATCAAAAACGGCACGATGGCCATTGGCGAAAGTGAAATGCAGGAAGTATCGCTCCTGCTGCGAATGAACCCCGGTGAGCTAAAAAGCGACCCCATAATAGGTGCCGGACTGGTTCGTATGATCAAGAGCAATACTGATAAAAGAAAAATACAACAGCGCGTAAAGTTAACCTTGCAAAGGGACCGCTTGGATTATGACAAAATTAAAAACCAAATCAAATTAAGATGATTTTAGAATTGTGGCTTGTAGTAAGTGCGGCACTGGGAGCATTTTTAACAAAACTGGTAGAGTGGATTTTTAACAAAAAAAGCCAAAAAGAAGACACCCGCGCCAAAGTGATACAAAATGAAATCTCACTGGCCGATGCCTATAAGAAGCAATTGGACGATTTAGAAGTGCGCTATGAAAAAAAGTTTGTAGAAATAGTCACGATGTATGACCGTAAGGTGAGAGTTTTGGAAGACGAAATCACTCTTTTAAATAGGAAGGTGAAAATGCTAAAATCTGACAATACGGAACTGCGAAAACGCATAAAAGAAAATGAAAGCTAAAGCGATACAACACCAAACATTGATGGATATAGCCCTCACTACCACGGGTAATGTGAGAGGTGTTGTTGCTCTTGCAATTGCTAACGCTGTGAGCATAACAGAATCTCTTACTCCCGGTCAAGAAGTGAGCTGTGGGGCAATTTTAGACATTGATATTGTTACTTTTTACCAAACAAGCAGTAGCCCATCCACCGGCTACCCGACAGAATTGGGATATATAGAAGCACAGCAACTGCCGGTTGTTTTATCACAAAGCAGAGATAACAAGATACAGCTCACTCCAATTGAAGGTCAGAATTTTATGGATTTAGCCATACAAAGCAGTGGTGGTGTACAGGGGGTTATGGATTTTGCTGTTAAAAATAATATTAGCATAACAGACTCCCCTGAGGTTGGTGGTATTTATAAAAAAACAAAACAAATCAATCATGTGGTTTTGGTTTATTATCAAAATCGAAACCTTCGGCCTGCAACGGGAGCAAACGAAGGGTGTATTTATACAGTATGCGATTATGTAGAATTTAATTATTGGGAATAAATGGCTTTAGAACTTTATAAAAGGCGCAACTATAATAGAAAGCTCACAAGTCAAGAGGTGGATGCTAATTGGGATGCTATTGAAGAAGAGTTTTCAACAGGTGCCGGTGGTGCCGATAAAACATTTGTATTTAACCAGCCCACCCCGGCAAGTGTTTGGAATATTGCACACAACTTAGGGAAGTATGCTTCTGTCACTGTAGTTGATAGCGCCAATGAAGAAGCTGAGGGCCTTGTGACTTATACAAACAACAATAATTTAATAATAACATTTAGCGCAGCCTTTTCCGGCAAAGCTTTTTTAAATTAAAACTATGGCAAAGAAAATTTTAACATCGTATGATTTTAACAAAAATCAAATTTTAAATGTAGCACTACAAGTGCTTGCATCAGCTCCAATCTCACCTACATTGGGTCAGGTCTATTATGACTCTACACTTGAAACCTTTAGGGGTTGGACAGGGGCAGCGTGGCTTAATTTAGGGTCTCAAGGCTCAGGAAGTACAGATTTATCATTCTCAAGAGACGGTTCAACGGTAACTGTTATATCAAGCACGGGCAACAATGCTATTTTACCGGCTGCTACAGGAGCCCTTGCAGGTGTTTTAACAGCCGCAGACAAAACAAAACTCGACGGCATTGCAACAGGCGCAAACAATTATACCCACCCTAATCACACAGGGGATGTGACTTCTTCCGGTGACGGGGCTACCACTATTGCTAATGACGCTGTTACCAATGCTAAGCTTGCCAATATGGCAGCAAACACCGTTAAAGGTAGGATTAGTTCTACCGGTGATCCTCAAGATTTAACGCCGGCTCAGGTAAGAACAATGATAAATGTTGAAGATGGAGCTGATGTGACTGATGCTGCTAATGTTGATGCAGCCGGAGCAACAATGAATGCCGACACATCCTTGGTAGGTAATGGCTACTTTCTCGATGAAGACAATATGGCTTCAAATGATGCTACTAAAGTTGCCAGTCAACAAAGTATTGTTGCTTATGTTCAAGCACAAGTTTCCGCTGCTGTTGCAGGAGGGATGAACTTTAAGGGCAGTTATAATGCCGGGACCAACACACCCGACCTTGACACAACACCAAGTGGAGTGCAAATAGGTGATACTTATGTAATCTCAGCCGCAGGAACATTCTTTACAGAGGATGTGCAAGTGGGCGATATTATCATAGCCAATCAAGACAATCCTACTCAGTTAAGCCACTGGTCAAGGGTGAATAAAAACATACCTGAAATTGTAGATGCATCAACAACTGCAAAGGGTATTATTGAAATTGCCACACAAACAGAAGTAAACACTGGTACTGATGCCGTGAGAGCTGTAACGCCTGCAACCCTTCAGACTAAATTAAACAATGCCGGATTTGGTACAACCAATAAGTACACAACCACTATTGGTGATACCGTTGCAACGGCTATAACAGTAACCCACAACTTAGGCTCTCAACACGTTCTGTCACAGGTTTTTGATGCCTCGACAGGAGAGCTTGTTGATTGTGAAGTTGAAAATCTTTCAAGCACACAAACAACATTTACTTTTAATACAGCCCCGGGTCCAGCGGAATTTAGGGTAATAATAATAGGATAAAATGGCTAGAGATTTTAAAAGCAAACTTAGCGTACTGGGCGAACAGGTACTCACAAGGCAAACCAAGAGCGTGACCATTGTGGAGATGCCTGAACAAATTGATATGACCTTGTTTTTTACAGAAAAAGCAATAACCATACAAAAAGTTGCCGGGGTGTTGATGGGTAGTGCATCGCCCAGTCTTGATTTTAATATTCATTATGCAGCCACCCGAGACGCAACAGGCACCAAATTGACAACTGCAGATATGACACTGAACAGTACAACTTCCGGTAATATTATTACCAGTTTTAACAATGCCTCTATCCCTGCTAACAGCTGGGTGTGGCTTGTGCAAAAAACAGGATTTTCCGGAACGGTAAACCAAATGCATTTAACGGTCTTTTTTACTGAAAATTTATAGTTATGGCGCAGTTTCTTTATCCAAATACCGATGTGAACACAGGAGCCTGGAGCGGGAGCCCAATTAATAATGAAGGCAATTTGTATCAAAATATTGATGAAGTAACCACAGACGAATCAGACTTTGTGAGGGCTCAAAACAACCCTCGGAACTCAAAAGCAATATTTGGTTTATCATCAGGTGCCACTCCACAAACAGGAACAAGAACTTTGAATGTTAGATGGCGAGTAAATACTTCCGGAGGCGGTAGTCATTCTGAAATGTCATTTGATGTTAGGTTGTTAGACTCCACTAATAGTGTTATACAAGCAGCACCTACTGTATTTCCACCTACAAACTTCCTTATTTGGGTAAGCTTAAATTTAATAATTACTGAAAGCATTTCTGACTACTCTGCTTTAAGAGTCGAGGTAGAGGCATCACAAATTGGTGGTAGTCAAACAGGTTGGATTGAAGTCGCAAGGGTTCGATTTCAAATACCCGATGAGGCTACCGGAGGAAATGCTTCCAAAATATATTTAATCACATAGTATGAAACCAAAACAAACCATTTTAACAATTACTCTTGCCTTGATAATCATTGCGATAGTGCTGGGCTGGATAATGGGCAAAATTGACAATGAACAGGTGCTATGGATCACCGGCATCCTTTCAACCAGTGGCGTGGCCGCCTGGAACTTTGTGCTCAAGGAGGACGAAAAAGACAAACGCATTGCCGCAGAGCAGGAAAATAAAAAACTGAGAATTTTCAACAAGTCGCTTGAGGGTGAAGTGATGTTTTATAAAGATAAAAACGATAATTAATTAACGAGACCCCGCATCAAGTGCGGGGGTTGAGATATGGCACGACCACTTAATGAAATAAAAGCACAAATGACCACGGCATTTATTGAAAATGAAACCGTGCAGCAGCTTTATGAACTTGCTCCGGGTCAGTCGTTTGAGGATCAATTTAGCCTTGTGAGCATCGAGAGCATCTTGTTTGACTCTGTGGCCTTTGCTGTTTGGGTGCTGGAGAGTCTTTTTGATGTTTTTCGGCAAGAAATACAAGAAAAGATAGATGCCAGTAAGCCCTTTACACTTAAGTGGTACAAGGCAGTAGCATTGGCCTATCAACACGGCTTTAGCATTGATGAAGATGGCGATTACATCAACGGGTCTGCCACAGAGGAGCAAATTAAGGCCAGCAAAATTGTAACTCAAGTCGCTTTTGAAAAAGCGATTATACAAGGTCACGGTGTATTAAGATGTAAAACCGCCAAGGATCAAGGTGGTGAGCTTGTAAAACTCACTCCGCAAGAACTGGAAGGATTTGATTACTACATGAACAAAAAAACAGCCTTTGGTCTTCGTGTGGTGAGCATAAGCCGGGAGCATGACAGGCTGCAATTGTCGCTTAAAATATGGTATGACCCACAAATTTTAGACAGTCAAGGCCGCCGTAAAGACGGCACCAATGATACCCCAGTTATAGATGCCATCAACGACTATTTGCGCAACATCGAGTTTAATGGTTCATTTGTCAAGACCTATTTGACCGATGCACTGCAGCAAGTGCCGGGAGTAAAAATACCTAAAATTATTAGTGCAGAGAGCAGTTGGAGCTCATTTACTCAAAATATGGAAAGCAGTCTATCTGCAGGGCTCATTGAAGAAATACGTTCAACATTTGCCGGCTATATGAGGCTGGATGTTGACAATTCAACATTTGAATATGTGCCTTATGGATAATGTGTATCAAATTAATTGGCTCATTTTTGTAAGGCAATACATCCCCATTGCCTTACGCACGGTACTGTATCTGGCTTGGTTGGACAGCATTTTTGTTGCACTTGAGCACCTACATACGCGTTTTCTTGAAGCTCGTGAAAAGGGGCTTTACCAACAACGACACACCGCAATGGTAACACACATTGAAAAGCTATGTAATGATGCTTTTGATAATGACATGAGGCGCATCTATGTGACTCTTGTGAGTTTTGACGAATACTTGTACCTCTTCCCTCCAGACGAGGAGGATCACCACCTCCAGGAAATAGACGCCGACCCGGATGAGCCTATTTACTTGATAGAAGAAGATGCCGGGCAGCTGAATGCAGACGCCATCATTTGGGTGCCAATTGCTTTGCAGCCGGCAACCGAGGAGGAGCAGCAAACATTTGAAGAAAATATGCGCGCCCTTGTGGACTATTATAAAACCTACGGGCCTAACTATCAAATACTGTATTATGAATAAAATTGAATATACCCCGAGGGGATTCCCTTTTGACAGTTTGACGCTCAAGGAGCTTCAGGACTTCACCATTCCCTACATTCACGCCTTAGGGCAGATAATGCCTAATAATTGCCGGCTTTGGGGCTGTGTTGAAAACAACCAGGCAGACCCGGCAACTATAACAGATGGTTTTATTATCTGGAACAAAGAGCTGCTGCCCTTTAAGGGCGGGGTAAACAGCACCGCTCAGTTTTCGATTATTGAGGAGATCCAAGACCGCACTTTTAACGTGGGCACAAGTTTAGACCCACAGCTGGAAGATCACCCGGCATATACCCGTAGATGGGCACAGGTGGGTAATATTGTTGAGGCAGAAAGCGTGCACAATTTGTCGTTGTTAAAGCCTAAGCCAAAGCTTATAAACGCGTTAAATCAAGGAGTGGTTTATTTGGGCACCATAGCCCCCGGGTGGAACGATCTAGGCGGCACTGTTGTGCCGATAAGCTTTCCATCAATAGGTTCTACAAATTATATGGTTTTATCCAGCTTTTACAGAGCGGGCGTAACAACCCAGCCGGCGTTTAACTATGAAATCTATGACAAAACGACAACCGGGTTTAAGCTTCGCATAACCAATGTTGAAAGCCTGTTGACCTTGGTGTTTTTTGAATATTTATTAATACCGTCTGCGGCACAGCTGCTAGGAGGATAATCTAAAGCTATGAATTATTATAAAGCAAGAACAATAGACACATTGCCTAAGTTGGTTTTTGACCTGGTGGCCACAAGTATAGAGCAACTTACAGAGCTGGGCCTTAACCAGAGCTCAATAGTAGTTGCAGAAACCAGGCTTACAGACGATCAAGCGGTTGATTTTATAAGCTATCAGCATGGCATTTGCCATTTGAGAATTCAAAACGAGGCACTTGAGGCTATGCCTCAAATAGAAATTGATAAGGCGGAGGCGGAGGTTTTTTCAGCTGAATCGGTTCAAAAAACCCGGGAGATAGAAATGCAGCTTCAGTATGAAAAATTTACCTATGATGGCCGAGATTTTCCAATGACTCCCGGGGCAGTGCTAGTTTATCAGGCCATTTTTGACCGTCCTGCAGAGGATCATAATATTGCGTCAGCAACCGGGAGTTATACTTTGCTGGCTGTTAATATTTCTGCCTTTAAAGCAGGGTTTTATGCCCGTTTAATAGAATTAAACAACGCGAAGATACCGCCGCCTCAAGCTTAGGCATTTGGGGCTATAAAAAAGCCCCCGGCATATTTAAAGATCTCACTCAATTAAATACTAAAATCCACTAGGGACACCGGAGGCCAAAACCTTCAGACCATAGTGGATTTTTTAATTAAGTGAGATATGACAAATTTACAAAAAAATAAGTATCACAGGATACTTAAAAAAATTGCCGAAAAAGGCAAAACACAAAAGAATAAAAAGGGCGATATTACTTATTTGCTCAACCAGCAACTGGTACTTAAACCTGTTGATCTACTTGAAATATTTGAAGGTCACGCACTTGCCAGAAAGAAGCTCAAGGATGAGTTAAATCTTTTTATTGCCGGTGAGCGCTCTACTGAGGCTTATAGAAATGCCGGTGTTACTTGGTGGGATTATTGCGGCCCTATATTGGTCAACAGCTACACTACTTACTTTGAGAAGCTGCCAAAGCTTATCGAAAAGATCAACCGTGAAAAGCGGCCATCTAAAAACTATGTGTTGTTCCTGGGAGAAACCAATGCAGAGAGCAATCAGCAACCTTGTTTAAGCCTTGTGCAGTTCCAAATAGAGAACGGCAAACTGGTGATAAGTGCTTACCAAAGGAGTTCAGATGCTTCCCTCGGACTGCCGGCAGATATCTATCACCTTTACCTGATCAGCAAACAGATTGATGTGCAATTGAAGTCGATAACGGTATTCCTGGGCAATGTACATATATATGAGAACAACTTAGCTCCGACAACTGAACTTCTTGCCGGCGGACAGCCTAAATTTTCTTTAAATGTATGAAGACGCCTATAAGTTATTACGGTGGCAAGCAGAATCTTGTTAACACCATACTACCATTAATACCCAACCACACAACCTATACTGAAACCTTTGTTGGTGGTGGTGCCATTTTTTGGGCAAAGCCTAAAAGCGAGGTAGAAATCATCAACGACTACAACCGTGAGCTTATCAACTTCTATGAGTGTGTCCAGAATGAGTTTGTTGAGCTGGAGAAGATGATCAGGATCACGCTGCACTCCAGGTCACTCCATAGTGATGCAACTGTGATATACAATAACCCGCACATGTTTGATCGACTAAGGCGTGCGTGGGCGGTTTGGGTTCTGGCCGCTCAAAGCTTCAGTTCGATGTTGGATGGTACTTTTGGCTATGATAAGATAAAAGGCACCACCAGTCATAAGATCACCAGCAAACGGGAGGGTTTTACGATTGATTTAGCCATCCGACTGCAGAACGTACAAATTGAATGTACAGACGCACTCCGGGTGATTAACTCCCGTGACCATCAGGACGCGTTCCACTATTGCGACCCGCCATACTTCAATAGTGATTGTGGCCATTATGATGGGTACACGATAGATGACTTTGAAAACCTATTAAAGACGCTCTCGCGCCTCGAAGGTAAGTTCCTGCTATCAAGTTACCCGAGTGAGATATTAAGTGATTACAGCGCGCAAAACGGCTGGAATATGAAACAATTGGAGCAAAGTGTGAGTGTGGCCAACGGCACTGGCAAACCGGGTAAAAAGAAGATTGAAGTGATGACGGCTAATTACGACCTCAGCAACCCCAAAGACGATTTAAAGCTGTTTTAA